CTCAATCATACTTTGAGCAGTTTGGCATTGACACTTCTCGTGTGCTTCATACTCCTATCACTAACGTAGAAGAGTTGAAGTTTGACATGATTGGTCAGCTAGAAGAGCTGTCTCGTGATGATGAAGTGATCATTGTGATCGACTCCATCGGGAACATGGCTTCAAAGAAAGAGATGGAAGACACTCTGAATGAGAAGTCTGTTGCGGATATGTCTCGTGCAAAGGCACTCAAAGGTTTGTTCCGTATGGCAACACCTTACCTTGCAATGAAGAATATTCCTCTGATTGCTATCAACCACACTTACAAAGAGATCGGTCTGTTCCCTAAGGACATCGTTGGTGGTGGTACTGGTATCTACTACTCTGCAGACAACATCTGGATCCTTGGTCGTCAGCAAGATAAAGTTGGCACTGAGATTAAAGGCTATCATTTTATTATCAATGTGGAAAAATCTCGTTATGTTAAAGAAAAGTCAAAGATTCCTATCTCGGTTAGCTGGGAGGGTGGTGTTCAACGCTGGTCTGGTTTGCTTGAAGTTGCTCTTGCTGGTAAGTATGTGGCTAAACCATCTAATGGTTGGTATCAACACGTTGACCAAGCATCTGGTGAGCTCACTGGACAGAAGTATCGCGAGAAGGACACTCTGACTGAGGAGTTCTGGAAGCCTATCTTGACTGGAACAGACTTCAAAGAGTTTGTTAAGAAGCAGTACACCATTGGTCATGCTTCACTGGTCGACATGGATTCTATCGTGGAGGAAGCTGATGACTGAGACTCCAACTACTAAAGCATGGAAAGAGAACGAACAGTATCAGCTAATTCCTGGTGATGACAACTACTGGAAGGTTCGTATTCTTGAAGGAGACTTTATCGAGTGTGTCGTCACATATGGTAAGATCTCATTTGATGAACGAAATCATACAGTTAAGTTTGACTTTTCTCTTGACTATACACCTGATGCTGATGTAACATCAGAAGATCCAGCACTACAATCAGTAGTAGGAAAGATTCTTCACAGCATTATGGTTGGGGCATTTGATGAACATTAATCTAGAGCAGACTATTCTGCGAAACCTTCTGACGAACGAGCAGTACATGCGAAAGGTGCTGCCGTTCGTTAAACCTGACTACTTCGAAGGCGTATATCGAGTCTTGTACAAAGAGATCGGTAAGTTTGTTGGTAAGTATAACAAGTTACCGACTCTCGAAGCATTTAAGATTGAGCTAGATAAGGCAGACAAGATCAATGAAGAGCAGTATGCTCATGCTCTAGAGATCATTCCTAACATCTTTCATAGTGAGAAAGTTAATGATCAATGGCTGCTAGATACTACTGAGAAGTGGTGTCAGGATAGAGCAATCTATAATGCCATCATGGAATCCATTTCTATCATTGATGGCAAACATCAGGACCTAACTAAAAATGCTCTCCCAGATCTGCTCCAAAAGGCGCTCGCTGTCTCGTTCGATACAAACATTGGGCACGACTACATCGAGAACGTCGAACAACGATATGATTTCTATCATGAGCAAGAGGAAAGAATCCCCTTCGATCTCGACTACTTCAACAAGATCACAAAAGGTGGACTACCTAATAAAACACTTAACATTGTGCTTGCAGGCACTGGTGTTGGTAAATCTCTGTTTATGTGTCATGTTGCTGCTAATGCTCTGATCCAAAGTAGAAACGTCCTCTACATCACAATGGAAATGGCAGAAGAGCGAATCGCAGAGCGTATCGACGCTAACCTATTGAACATCCCTATTGATCAGCTTGAGTACATGCCCAAGCCTATCATGATGACAAAGGTTGGTGACATTGCTAACAAAACCAATGGTAAGTTGATCATCAAGGAGTATCCGACTGGTCAGGCTAACACTTCTCACTTCCGTGCTTTGCTAAACGAATTGAAGCTAAAAAAGAATTTCATTCCTGATATTATCTTTATTGACTACCTAAATATCTGTGCAAGCGCACGCATGAAGGGTATGGGTGGCGCTATCAATTCGTATTCATATATCAAAGCAATTGCTGAGGAGATCCGTGGTCTTGCAGTCGAATTCAACGTTCCGATTATGTCTGCAACGCAGACGACGCGTTCTGGTTTCGGTAGCTCGGATCCTGGGCTTGAAGATACGTCCGAGTCTTTTGGACTACCCGCTACAGCAGACTTAATGTTTGCTTTGGTATCTAATGATGAGCTGGCTGCACAGAATCAGATTCTCGTTAAGCAGCTAAAGAACCGCTACAACGATCCCAACATGCATAAGCGTTTTGTGATCTCTGTAGATCGTTCAAAGATGAAACTATCTGATGCACCTGATGCAAAAGAAAACCTTGTGCAAGATGTTCCAGTGATGGATAATAGCAACACTGCACAACAGACTGACAAATTCAAAGACTTCGTTGTATTTTAAGGAGATATATTATGGGTGGTAAAAAATCATCTGGCAAGCACTACACTTCCAAAGGGGAGCGTAAGTCATCTATTAGCACCAAAGTTAGTGATCCTGGTCAGCGTTTGCTGAATCAGCTTCGTGCTCTGAATAAGGGTAAGAATGTTGTTATCACTTTGCCAGAGACTTCTAAGACTCTGAACAAAGAGGGTAAGCCTGTTACCACAATGGTTAAGACTAAAGTCAATGGTAAAGAGTGGCTCAAGAAGCGGATGGGACCATCTGAAAAGGTAACCGCAGAATGAAGGCTTGGCTCGTTGTAGAACCCAAACCAGCCCCAGAACTACTTGAAGAAGGACTAGAAGATGCGGGTGACATTATTGCCTACTGTGCCAGAGTATCTAACCCAGCTAACGAGTTCAACACAGAAACAGGAGAGCGTCTCATCAGACGACTCATCGAATGGAAGCACTGGTCTCCACTCGAAATGTGCTCAGCCACTATCGGAATCGAAACCACCCGCGACATCGCGAGGCAGATGCTCCGACACCGAAGCTTCTCTTTCCAGGAGTTCAGCCAGCGCTACGCTGATCCTACCGCTCTTGATAACGCCTTTGTTCTAAGAGAAGCTCGGCTGCAAGATCCTAAGAACCGTCAGAATTCTTTTGATACTGATAATGCTGAATTAAAAAAGATGTGGTTTGTAAAACAACAGCAGATCATTCACGAAGCTAAGATGGCATACAATTGGGCCATTGCTAATGGTATTGCAAAAGAACAAGCACGTTGCGTTCTGCCAGAAGGCAACACAGTATCTAGACTGTATATGAATGGCACCCTTCGTTCATGGGTTCATTATATTGAGCTGAGATCAGGAAATGGAACACAAAAAGAACACATGGAAGTCGCTAGGGCAATTGCTCAAGCCATTAGTACGATCTTCCCAATGGCAGGAGAATATGTTCATGGGTAAAAAACTATCAACTCACTATCCAAAGGAAGGAAAGGGTTGGTGCGAGATTCACCTTGACGGCAAAGAAGAAATGCTGTATATTAACTACTATAATGAAGGAGGTATTCGTATAAAACGCGAAGACTATCCAGATAAGTCTATGCACTATGTTAGCGATGCTGCTGAGAATTGGTGTTCAGGTATTAAGAAGTTAGAGGATCTATAATGGCATATTATTCTACTAAAACATATGGTCACAATATTGGCCTTAGCGCAGTGTTCCGTCAGCCTAATGCTGACCATTCACATTGCCATTTACTTCATGGATATAGCTTGCAGTTTAAGTTTGTATTTGGATGCAATGAACTCGACAATAAGAACTGGGTTGTCGACTTTGGAGGCTTGAAAGCACTCAAGGCTTGGCTCGAGGATAACTTTGATCACAAGATGGCATTAGACATTAACGATCCACACTTGGAGAAGTTCCGTGAGCTTGAAGCGCTGGATCTAGCAGAGATTCGGGTGTTTGATGGCGTTGGTGTTGAGAAGTTTGCTTACCATGCATACAAGTTTGCTAACGAGCTCGTTCGTGAAAAAACTGGTGGACGTTGCTGGGTAGAGACTGTAGAATGTGCAGAGCATGGTGCTAACTCTGCAATCTACGAAGGAGAATAATGTCAGACTTACGATATACAGTGCAAGTTCAAGCCGACTCAAATGGGGAGCTCTTATTGAGCTTCCCTGATGCTTTATTGAATCAAGTGGGT